AGAAGTCTTCAATGGAAGAAGAAGTTCAGAAGTGGGACTATGAAAACAAATGTATGACCGGCACAGGCCGCTTTATATACGATTCTAAAGGTGCAAACAAGGCTCTGGAGCTGATAGGCAAGCACCTGGGAATGTATAAGACTGACATTAACTTTAACGGCACTCTCGGAGTTAAGATAATTGACGATATTAAGGAAGATGATCAGCTTACCATTGATGTGGAAAAGATAGAATAGTTTGACCAATATCTCCTAAATGTTGGAGTTATGTTCCGATAATGAGCATTATGTCACTCCCATAAACCCTGTATCCCTTACTACGCCTACATCATCAAAGTTAACATAATCCCTGACCATTTGACTATTACTGACATACTATATGTAGTATGCTCATGCGCTCATTCTACCAGGCACAACAACCCCGGCAACCCCTGCACATATAGCCATGCGCTGTGTGTGTTTTTTTATGCGTGATGCGTGGTTGTGTGTGTGGCTGTGCGCTGCGTGTGTGGGTGTATGGGGGGGTGGGGGTGTACGGGGGTAGGGAGGCGCGATGACCGGGGTGGGGGTATATATATATCCCTTATCTAATATTATTTAAACACTGAACGAAGGAAAATTATATATCCAAATAGCTGAACGAAGGAGTTTTCCCTATGCAGCAATGGCTCCAAAAGTTAATAGAGATGCAGAATAAATTTACACCTCAAACTTACCTTGCGCCATATTCCCCTATAGAGCAAGGTGCTCTCCCAATATGGCAGCAGCAATATACTGTGCCAAGTGATCCTGTCATGCAGATGCTACAGCATCCTAACGGCATGGGTGGCAATATGGACATCGAGCAAGTCAGGGCAAAGTTGAGGGAATATCAAGCTAATCAACCATCATATTAATCATGTAAACATACATAGTAATTATACTATTGCATCTTTACATGGCAAAAAACATACACACCTACAGCCATATAAGATTGAGTTAATTTTACGATTGTCATTTACCCCCTGTTTTAGGGGGTTGATTTTACCTTCCCATGACAGTAAATAAGGCGGTGTTTTTCTTGATTAAAAAGGTTGTTATTTATGACGAAAGAACCGGTGAGAAGATAAAAGAAACAGAGCAGAAGTTTGCACCTGCCTTTGATGAAGAAAAGGGATACCTCTTTTGGGCGCGCAAATCATTTGCCAAATCATTTACTGACATTGAATTTCCCGAAGAAATGAATGACTTGGAAATCGGGCGTATGGCTCGGCTCGCTAAACGCATCTGGTCTAATACTAATATGCTTGGTTATCGTGGTAATGGTGGGGTAAGGGCATACAGCACGGAAATGATAGCTAATATATTAAAGGTACAGCCTCGGCAGGCATACAGGTTTATTGAAAAGATGATTAAACTTGGTGTGTTAGCCAGGGCGACAATTAATACAGGCGGGTATAAAGAGGCGCAGTTATATGTGAATCCTATTTATTTCTTTAGTAGCAACCGTATCCCCTTGTCTTTGTATTTATTGTTTCATAAACAACTAGATAAACACATCCCTGAATATGCAAAGGAAGAATACCGAAGGCAGAGAGGGTATAAATGATAGATATTAAGCGGGCAGAAAAGAAGATGCGCGAATTTCAAGGCATAATGCGCCTACAGGATTGGGATATTGAGCTTATTTTATGTGGCAAAGACAAAATGAACACTATAAGCGACAACCCAAACAACCGTGGGTATAGTGTAAGGAACAGGATGTATAAACACGCTTTTATCTACTACAATACCGAATCCACAGACAATGAAGGTAAATTTGATGAAGTTATAGTGCATGAACTTCTCCATGTTTTAGAGGATGAATATGATTTTTTTATTGACCAGTTTGTTCCTGAAGATCGAGAGAGTGAACATAATATTAGACATGAACGCTTTATTATTGAGTTAACCAGGGCGTTTATGAACGCTTTAATTCAGTAAAGGATAAAACATGACCACACAAACCACAGCGCAGCAACTAACAACTATATGGCAACAACTCGCCGGGGATAACCTGGCTTTTTTTAGCGAATATATTTAAGGAGGCACTATGGCAAGAACTTCAGATGTAATTGCACCCTCCTTTTACAGTGTCCATACCGACATTAAGCGCGGTAACAATACCCACTACTGGCTAAAATAGAATAGGGTTGCACTTTAGATACATCTATGTTATAATGTATTTGAGGTGATAGTTAAAATGACAAAAAGAATAGACATGACAGGGAACAAATACGGCAGGTTGATAGTGGTAGGGTATAGCGGAACAAACAACAAAGGGAAAGCTCTTTGGGAATGTCTTTGTGATTGCGGAAACACTAATATCGTAATAGGCGAAAACTTACGACAGGGAGTTACTACTAGTTGTGGATGCTATCGCAAAGAGGTAGAAAAAATAGCAAGCGTAACACATGGTTTGACAAAAACAAACAATAAGGTGAATAGGCTTTATAGTATATGGCTGGATATGAAAAAAAGATGCCATAATCCCCAAAACAAGGAATATAAAAACTATGGGGGCAGAGGAATAACGGTTTATGGAGAATGGGCTACCGACTATGTGGCGTTCCATAAATGGGCAATAAACAACGGTTATACAGATAAATTAACATTAGACAGAATAGATGTGAATAAAGGCTATAGTCCAGAAAATTGTAAGTGGAGTACATGGGTTGAACAGGGTAGGAATAAGAGGTTAAGCCCTAAAAACACAAGCGGAGTTAGTGGAGTTGCATATAAAAAACAGCGTGGATTATATGTGGCCAGGATAGGCGTAAACGGTAAAAGAATTTTTATCGGGGAATATAAATCGTTTAATGAGGCAGTTAATGCAAGAAAAGAAGCTGAACTTAAATATTGGGGGTGATGCCTGTGCCTCAAGCTAGAGTGTCAAATGTAATTGCACCATCATTTTATGGTGTTCATACTGCTATAAAGCAGAATAAAAGTACACATTTCTGGTTGAAGGGCGGCCGATAGCGCGGCTCTACAAAATCATCTTTTGCCGCAATAGAAATTATCCTCGGCATAATGAAAGATAAAAACGCCAACGGCTGCGCCCTGCGAAAAGTAAAGGACACTCTGCGCGACAGCGTATATGAACAACTGCAATGGGCGATTGAGGTATTAGGCGTAGCTGAATTTTGGCATTACAGCATCAGTCCACTTGCGCTGACATATATCCCTACAGGGCAGAAGATACTATTTAGGGGTGCTGACAATCCTAAAAAGCTGAAGTCATTTACCTTTAAGCGAGGGTATTGTAAGTTCTTTTGGTATGAAGAAGTTGACGAGTTCAACGGCGCTGAAGAAATAAGGATGATAAACCAAACGCTTTTGCGTGGCGGTTCTGACTTCGTAGTATTCTACACATATAACCCCCCTAAAAGCCAAGTAAACTGGGTTAATGCGGAGGTGCAGCTCACCCGGCCGGATAGGCTTGTGCATCACAGCGACTACAGGAATGTGCCGCGTGAGTGGTTAGGCGAGCAGTTTATCGCAGAGGCAGAGCATTTAAAGGAAGTAAACGAGCCTTCTTATAACCATGAATATTTAGGCGTTGTAACAGGCACAGGCGGCGAGGTGTTTGGGAATGTCCAATGCCGCCCGATAAGTGATGATGAAATACGCGAGTTTGAAGTTATCCGCAGGGGGCTTGACTTTGGGTATGCGGTCGATCCCCTTTCATATTTAGTATGCAGCTATAACCGCAAATATCAGCGGCTTTTTATTTTCCATGAGTTTTACGGCGTTGGCATATCAAATCACAGCGCATATTTACACATACAAAATGAGAACTTTGACAACGATTTAGTGCTGGCTGATTCCGCAGAACCCAAGAGCATAAATGAGCTTAATCAGTACGGGCTTTCCGTGGCCCCGGTAAAGAAGGGGCCGGATAGCGTTGAATTTGGCGTTAAATTCTTGCAGAGTTTAGAGGCTATTATTATTGACGATGAAAGATGCCCCAACACCGCCAAGGAGTTTTTAAACTATGAGCTAGAAAAAGACGGGCAGGGCAACTTTAAAGCGAAGTTTCCCGATAAAAACAACCACTCTATTGATGCCATCCGTTACGCCTTAAATTATGAGTGTATGCAGTTTATGAGTGGCGTGGAGAAGAAGCCTGAAAAGGAAAATAAAGAGTGGTTTAAGCACGACAAAGATACCAAAACAGATGCTTATACAGGCGGTAACGCCGACAAGAGTTATATTAATTTTGGATTACATTAAGGAGGTACTATGCAAACTGTAAGTCTGTCCACCTCCCCCTCGCTATGGCAGAGTGTCCTTTCAGCCTGCCCTAGTGTACCAGTAGATTACACTCCGAGCAT